CCGGATGAGGCGAGCGTGTACGGGATTGACTGCCGGGACGGGAGGTGTGAGTTTTGATGAGCACTATCCTTTCGGCCAAAACGGTGACGACCCGGAAACCGCACGCTTGTTGGGGCTGCGGCATCAAGTATCCGCCGGGGACGGAAATGAAGGTCGTAACGAGCGCGGACAGGGGGCTTGATACAGCCTACTGGTGCCGGACTTGTCAGGAGTATTGCAATCGTTACTTGGAGCCAGATGATGTCGTTGTGTCCGGCGAGCTCCGGTTTGAAGACCCGGAAGGCTGGGAAGCGATCAGGCAGGAGCTGGAGCAGAGGGGGGCGAGCGCGTATGGGATGGGCTGCCGCAGCGGGAGGTGTGAGCTGTGAACGTCCAATGGTATTGCAAAAAGCATGGTGTCCACTATCCGCCGTGTTATGTTTGCGAAACCGAACGGCTACGGCGAGAAAACGAACACTTGCGCGCCGAAATCGACCGCCTGAAACGCGGAGGATGGATCAGCCTGAAAGACCAGAATCCGCAAAACGGACAGAACGTCTGGATATGCTACGAGATCGATGGTCGGCGCGATACAGCAGAATCACGGTATGTGAATGGCGGTTTCATCGGATTTTGGGGCGCGAACGTCACCCACTGGATGCCGCTGCCGGAGCCGCCGAAGGAGGGATGACAGATTGATCAGCGGACACAAATACCGTCCGGTCGTGACCGTTCTCAAAGTCAAGAAGGGCGTCCCGACCGTGATCCGTGTCTCCGGGCGGGAATACGTGCTGCGGACGCCGGATCAGTTCAACATGCAGCCAAAGCCGCGCCGAGGTGAGCGGAATGTTCAGTGATCGGACATTGGCCTTCTGGCAAGGACGGATCGAGATCCTGACGGTCGCGGCCGCCCGGCACCGGGCTCATGGGGAGCATTTTCTGGTGGAGCAATGCGAGATATCGGTTCGGGTTTATACAAGAATGATTGAGCAGAAGCGGAAGAAGAGTAAAGGGGTGACGTTGGGTGATTGATGTAAAAATCTATCTCAAAAACGGATGTGTAGTTGAGTTTGTTTCGGAATTCATAGAATCTGCGAAAAATATAGACGGATCATACGGAAGACTGGAATGGAGAAATGTCAACGGAGAAGAAACATTGCTGTCGATCGACCTGAAAGAAATTGCTGCAATCACATACAAAGAACGGAAAACATAAGAATGGGGTGATGCGGATGCGACAACAACAAAACTTGACAAAGGTGTTTTTCGCCATATGTGCTGCGGACGCCGGACCAGTTCAACCAGCGGAAGGGAGCGGTGAAGCGTGACCGACCGTAACTTGATCGCTGAGCTCATCGTCCAATACAGCCAGGGCATCCGCCACCTGGACCAGTATCGCCAGTCCCTCGATCGTAGCGATCCCGACCAGGCCGATGAAGCCCGCACCGTCTCTGGCATGCTGTCGGACATGCGCTATGCGTTGGACTGGATGCGCCGCGGTCGACGGCCGGGGAGCCGGAGAGGCGCAGAACGTCGCGACATTTATCGGCGCCGGGAGCTGCTGGCGAGCGCCGAGCCGCTGACCGAGGAGGAGCGGCAGAGCCTGATCGATTGCGTGGCCGTGATGACCGAGCGGGAGTTGACTTGTTGGCTGCTTCATATGGCGCATGGGTTGACACAAAGCGAGATTGCTGATAGATTAGGGGTAACACGAACATCTGTTCAGCAGTTCATCATTCGGGCGAGAGACAAAATTCAACAGCGGATCTCGTGATTTTGTCGTATTCTTGTCGTCCGAATGTCGTCCAGATGTCGTCATTCATACCGTACCCTTCGTGCGCCCTTTTTCAGGGGCGCTTTTTGCATTTAGGGACGCAGTGGCGGAAGAGAGACGCGTAAGCACGCCCTTAATGAGGCCGGCCGAGGCAGCGCAAACAGGCTTGGGCTGGACGATGGCTGCCGTCCATGGGAGTATGGCCCATGGTTGCGTCCCGAACGCATGATGATTTCAGAGCCCCGGCCAAATGGCCAGGGCTCTTTTTCGTCCGCCGCCTCGCGGGTGAGTCACGGCCCTCACCTCCTCCGCCGAGTCCGGATCGGTGCGGGGTTCGGATAAAAAACGGGAAATTTACGAATCTCGTTCAAGATGCGCCGCAATTTTCGTGATATTCTGGTGCCGTGAAGGCAATCGCGCGGTACAAGATACATAGAAAGTCTGGCGAAACGCTGGGCTCTTTTTTTTATTTACAAAAAGGAGTGTGAACAGTGAATGAATTCATCCTGACAAGACATGCCTTCGAACGCTACTGTCAGCGGGTCGAGAGGATTAAACGCGACGAACTGGTTGAGCTGCTCCGGCAGCACGCAGAAAGACCGACGCATAAAAAACGCGGTTATATCGAGCTGGCCGGTGTGTGGTGGAGATACGGCATTCGCGACAGCGTGCTGATCCTATACACCTGTTATGGTCGGCATCACATGGACCTACCTGCTGCGATCCGATGGGCGAAACGACACCGAGACAGAATCAACCTGGGAGGGGGTGAACACATTGGCAGCCGTTAACGTCTCTGCCGGTCAAAATGTTGACGAATACAAGCCGACCACGAACGAGCGAAAATTGATCGAAGCGTTGTGCAATCCGGAAAATCGGAAATTGAATGTCACCGAACTTTGTAAAGTGGTCGGAATCAGCCGTGAGGCATACTACCGCATGTTCCGCAAACCGCAATTTGTTGAGTATTACAAGCGCGTCCAATTCGAAGCGGTTAAGCAGAACGCCGCCAAAGTGCTGGCCGCGAGTATCGAATATGCGATCAACGATCCGAAATGTCATCAGGACCGCAAAATGATATTGGAGATGGCCGGCCTTTACACCGAGAAGGTCAAGCAGGAAATCACGGGCGAAGGCGGCGGGCCGATCGGCGTAACGGTCATTTTCTCGGACAAGATGCGGCCGCCGGGTGATGCGTGATGCAGATCGTCATTCCGTACGAACCGCAGCCGCGCCAACAACTCTATCACCAGACGACGGACATCGACGAACTGCTCTATGGCGGAGCCGCGGGCGGAGGAAAGACCGAAGCGACCATATGGGACGCGCTCTATTACGGCCTGACGTATCCGCAGAGCCGGCAAATCATTTTCCGCCGGACGTTTCAGGACCTCGAACGTTCGATCATCGCGCGGACGCTGCAGGTTTATCCGCCGGAACTGGCCAAATACAACGCCAGCAAGCATACATGGACCCTGGTCAACGGCAGTATTATCGAGCTCGCGCATTGGGACCAGGATAGCGACTACCTCAAGTATCAGGGCGCCGAATATGACGTCGTGCGCTGGGAGGAGCTCACCCAATTCAAGGAGATCTGGTACGTTCTTATGCTCTCTCGCGTCCGCGGGAGCCGGCCGTATCCGCGCTTTGTCAAATCGACCACCAACCCCGGCAATGAGGGTCACGTGTGGGTGAAAAAGCGGTTCGTGGACATCGGCCCGCCGGAACAGGTTCATACCGTGCAAGAATTGACCGACGATGGCGAACCGATGTATTATCCGCAGGAACACCCGAAGGCCGGGCAACCGATCGTGTCCCGGCGCATCTTCATTCCCGCGAAGGTGTGGGACAATCAGAAACTGCTCGAGGTCGATCCCGACTATGTGGCGCGCCTCATGCGGCTGCCTGACAAAGAGCGCCGGCAGCTCCTTGAGGGCGATTGGGACGTTTTCGCCGGGCAGTATTTCGAAGAATGGAGCCGGTCAATCCACGTCGTCGAGCCGTTCGAAATCCCGCGGGAATGGCGGCGTTACCGCGCGCTGGACGAGGGATATTTCCCGGATCCGTTCGTCTGCATATGGATTGCCGTCGACCGGCAGGGCTTCGCATACGTCTACCGGGAAAAGGTGCAACGCCGGCTGCTTTCCCGCGAACAGGCGCAGCTCGTGAAGCAGCTCACCGGCGACGAAGTCATTGATTACAGCGTCGGCGATACGAGTTTCTGGAACCGCTCGAAAGTCGATACGAACGAATCGCCGGCCGAAATCTTCGCCAAAGAGGGCGTGCCGCTGATCCAGGCGAACAAGGAGCGCGTCAACGGCTGGAAACGTCTGCGCGATTGGCTCAAACCGATCGAAGTGGTCGATCCGGCCACGGGCAAAACCTACAAGACCGCAAAACTGCGGGTGTTTTCGACGTGCGTTAAGACGATCGAGGCGATCCCGGCGATGATCCATGACGAGAAAAAACCGGAAGACGTAGCCGAGCACGAACTTGACCATATACCGGACGCGCTGCGCTATTGGGCGATGAGCCGGCCGTCGCCGGCGAAGCCTGAACCGCCGAAGCATCCGACGGAACGCGAAATGGTGCAGCGGCACATCGACAAGCTGGACCGCATGGCAAAACGGAAGAAGGTGGAATATCTCGGATGAACACGCTGTTTGTGACCGCATTTCTGGTGCAGGCGGCTTTTTTTATTGCCGCGTTTCTCATTGACCGGCAGCTGTGGCGCCGGCACATCGAAGCGAAGGAACGCGAATGGAACGCCGAGCGCCGGGATCTGCTCGACCGCATCCAGGCGCCGAACTTCGGCGAGTACACGCGGAAAGCGTTGCTGGAGAAGAAACTTGAGCAGCAACCGGCCGAAAAGGAAGAACGAGTCGAATTCATATCGTAAGGAGCTGAGCGCAAATGAAACTGTTTGAACTGGTCATTGGGAACACGCGCCGCCTTGTTGCAGCCGAAGACGCCGAACAGGCGCGCCGAATCGGCCAAGACCCGACGAAGCACCCGGACATCCACTTCATGCCGTTTGAGGTGCGGGAGTTCGTATTGCCGGGATACGTGATCACGGTCACACCCGAGGAAGCGGCGGGACAGCAGGAAGCACCACCCACGGATGAACCGGACGCGCAGGATGGCGACGGCGAGGAAGACACCCGGGAAGAACGCGAAGCACTCAAGGTGTGGCTTAAGGAACATGGAATCGAATTTAACCCGCGATGGAGCACGGACAAACTGCGCGAACTTGTGCAGCAGGCGGCCACCCAAGAAGCAACTTCCGAAGCAGAACTTGAGGCCGAAACGTCCGCGCAAAACGATTCCGATGACCTGCTGATCTGATTACGCGCGTCGCTGACTGATGGCGTGGGGGGTGAGACGTTGGCGAAACTGATCAAGAAAAAAGGCCAGGACAGCGTGCAATTTGTGATGGAGCGGTTCGAAGAGGCCGAGGATTGGGCGGTTCTGCGGCAAATCCAGATCAACCGCGCCTTTTACAACAGTCGGCAATGGATCAGTTGGGATCGCGTCAACAAGACCGTATTTGTGCCCGAGCTGCGACCGGGCGAGCGGCGCCTGACGTACAACAAGATCAAGCCGGCCATCCTGACGCTGCTTGCGAAGCTTTGCAAAAACCGCGTCAAGCTCGAGGTAAAACCGGATACCAACGACATCGAGCGGATCGAGGTTGCAAAGGGCGCGTTCAAGTTCCTCAACTACCAATGGCAGGACGATTGCATGGACGCCAAAACGCGCCGGCTCAAGTTTTACATGCTCGTTGACGGGATGCCTTCGCTCAAGGTTTACGTCGACAAGTCGCAGGGCAGGGAGCTCGCCGTCGACGATGATCTGATTGATGAACTGGCGAAAGAGGCGGGCATCGATAAGGCGGCGCTCAAGCTTCCGACCAAAACCGGAAAAATCGTCACGAAGGTTGTGGACCAGCTCTCCATCTTCTACGATCCGCTGGCCGAATCGACCGAGGAAATCCGCTGGGTGATCGAGCGGAGGCCGGTTGACGTTGATGAGATCGAGGCCGAATTCGGGAAGAAGGTCGAGCCCGAGGGAAACATCGTCATGCGCAACTCATTCTACCCGGACAGTCTCGGCCAGAAACCGCGGCATTACCCGCATCACGCGATGCTGTACGACTATTGGGAGCTGCCTTGCAAGAAATATCCGAAGGGCCGCAGGATCGTCGTTGCGGGCGGAGTCGAGCTGCTGAACAGCGAAGACCCGGGCGAGTTCCCGTACATTTTCTTCCCGGCGCTTCCAATCCCGGGAACGGCCATTGCGACGGGCGTCGTAACCGACATGACGACGCCGCAGAAGTCGTACAACATCAAGCGGACGGCTGAGGCGCGCATCCTCGAAGAAATGGGCAATCCGCTCTGGCTCAAGCCAGAAGGCAGCGTCGATGACGAGGACTTGATCAACGAAATCGGCGGGATCATCACATATACGCCGTTCGGAAACATGAAACCCGAGCGCGTGCAGGGCGCATCGGTCGACAACGGATGGCAGAACGCCATGGAGCGCGACGAGGCGGACATCGAAGACATTTCAGGCGCGCATGAAATCAGCCAGGGCGCCGCGCCGCGCGGAAACAACACGCTCGGCGGGCTGCAGCTCCAAGTCGAGCAGGACGAAACCCGGCTCGCGATTCTTGTGCAGTCCTATGAGGACGGCATCAAGAAGTGGGGCGAGAAGGTGCTGCGCCTCGTCCAGAAGCACTTCCCGGAAGAACAGCAGCTCTCCATCGTCGGCGAGAACGGCGAGATCGAGGCGTTCGCGTTTGCCGGCGCCGATCTGACCGGCGGCGAAGTGGTCGACGTCGTGCCGGGCAGCTCCATGCCGACGTTGAAAGCCGTGCAGGATCAGAAAATCATGAACATGTGGTCTGCTGGCATGTTCAACGACCCGGAGACGGGCCGACCAGATGTGCGCCGTGTCGTCCGCATGCTCGGCGAGTCGATCGCAACACAGTATTTCGACGACACCGAGCAGGACGAGAACAAAGCGCTCATGGAAAACCGCACATGGCAGCAGCTATTTGCGGACGAGCAGACGGCCGCAGCGCTGATTGCCTACCAAAACGAATTGCAGACGTATCAAGAGACCATGCAGCAGGTGCAGGCGCAGGGTATTCAGCCCCACGGGGTCACTCCGCCGCAGCCGCCTGTGAAGCTTCCGGTTGTCCGCGACTTCTACGACCATGCCGTGCACATTGCGGCGCACAATCGGTTCAGGAAAACCGACGATTACGATCGTCTGCCGCCCGAACTGCAGGCGATCATTGACCAACACGTCGCCGAGCACGAACGATGGCTGGCTGCGAAGAAGCAGCAAATGGCCGCGCCGGCGCAAGTTCCAGTTCAATAACCGGGCCGTTGGTGAGAGTCCAGCGGCCCATTCTATTTCCACCAATCAGCGGGCGTTGAATTCGTCTTCGCCGCCGGGAGACAAGGAGGATGCACGATGTTGGATAACCGTCTGATTCTTGATCTGCAGCTGTTCGCAGAGGGCGAAGCAGGTGCAGCGGGCGTTGAAGATGCTCCTGCCGCCGGGGAGCAATATCAAACGAACGACGTTCCTGCCGGACAAACGGGCGTCGATGATGGACAGGCCGCCGCCGGGCCGGACGGACAGAAGGACGTCGAAAAGGCGTTCGCGAAGCGGCTCGCCGCCGAGCGCGCCAAATGGGAGCAGGAGCAGGCCGAGAAGCTGAAGGAGTTCGAGAGTCACAAGCGGATCAGCGAGTTCTTCCAGCAGTACAACGGCATGGACCTGAACGCGCTCATGGAGCGCATCGAGCTCGAGCAGCTCAAGCAACAGGCCGAGCAGCAGCAGGTTCCTGTCGAGGTCATGCGCCGCATCCAAGAGCTTGAGCAAAAGGCTGCGCTGGCCGAACAGCTCGCCCAGCAGCACGCTCAGGCGCAATGGGAGAAGACGTATCGCGAAGCGCTGGACGCCTATGTCAAGGACAAGGAAGGCGCAGACCCGGAGGCAATCAACAAATATCTGGTTGATCTGGGCGTCTCCGTCGACCCGAACAACATCACGAAATACTTCGACATGGCGTACAGGGCGCTGAAGTTCGAGGAGTTGGCGAAGCGACTCGAGGGCGCCGAGAAGGACGGCATGAAAAAGCTGATCGGCGCGAAGGGTTCGATCCCGGCGAACGTCGGTTCGTCCGGCCAAGGACAGGTGTCCAGCGGGCCGCCGAAGACGTTCGCAGATGCACGGGCGCGCGCAATGGCGCGGCTCGGCGCTACAGAAGAATGATTCAGGAGATGATGCGAAATGGCATTCGATCTGTCTGCCGCAAGCGCGGTTCTCAAGGAAGATTACCTGGGGCCGGTAAGGGAACAACTGAACAACGACAACCCGGTCATCCAGAAGCTGGTGCAGAACAAGCAACAGGCGACCGGTAAACGGTTCTACGTGCCACTGCACGTCGGTCGCAACTCCGGCGTCGGCTATCGCGCAGAAGGTGCGGCTCTGCCGGCGGCTGGCAGCCAAAAGTACAAGGAATCGACAGCCAACTGCGCGTACCTGTACGGCCGCATCGAGATCACGGGGCCGACCATCAAGGCAATGCGCAATGACAAGGGCGCGTTCATCCGCGCCGTCGAATCCGAAATGAAGGGCCTGCTGCGCGACCTGAAAGACCAACGCGCGCGGGCCCTTTTCGGCAACGGCACGGGCATGCTGGCGAAGTTCGATGCTAACTCCAACACCAACACGCTCACAGTCGACAAGGTGAAATACTTCCAGGTTGGCATGATCATCGACATCCTGCAAAGTGGCGGCACGCCTGTCGCGACTGGCCGGACCATCACGAACATCGACGAAGGAAACAAGACCATCACGATCGACGGCGCCGCCGTGACGACGTCGAATACGGACATCGCGGTTGTGACGGGCGACTACAACGTCGAAGCGATGGGCCTTGGCGGCATCATGGACAGCTCGCTGACGCTGCAAGGCATCAACCCGGCCACCAACCCGTGGTGGAAGCCGAACAGAATCGCGAACAACGGTACGCCGCGCGCGATTTCCCAGCAACTGATGCGGCAGGCCGTCGACCTGTCGGAGATCCGGGGCGGAAAGGTCGACTGGATCACGACGTCGTATGGTGTGCGGGCCGCGCTCGAGGCGATCATGCAACAGAATGTGCGGTACGTCCGCCCGATGACGCTCGAAGGCGGCTTCAACGTGCTGGAATACGACGGCATGCCGATCTTCGTCGACCGCTACCACGAGTCGAACCGCATGTACTTCCTCGATTCGAGCGAGCTGGATCTGTACCAGCTGTCGGACTTCGAATGGATGGAAGACGACAAGGGCGGCGTGTTGCGTCCGAAGTCCGGTTACGACGCATACGAGGCGACGATGTTCTGCTACGAAACGCTTGTCACCTACCGCCGGAACGCGCACACGGAACTGGCCGACATCAGCGAGCCGACCGGGTACATCGCCTGATCGGTTACAGCACATGGAGAGCCCTTCGGGGCTCTCCTATTTCTTTGCATATGGGGAGGGAAAATCGTGGCGCAGTACGACATCCACAACATTGAGGAACGCCTGCAGGCAATCGACCCGCGCATTGTACGAATCGACTTCAACCACGCCCGCGAGCGGCACGAAATCATCGCGCGGGACAACTACGGAGACGAATACATCGCTTTTACCGTGCCCTGGGGCCAGCTCGATGCGCGGGCGGAACGCGAACTGTACCGGATCCGGCCGGAACGCATGAACCCGTTCGAGGAAGTCCGCCGGGCCGAGGAACGCAAGCAGCGGGCCGAAGACAAGAAGATCCACGACATGGCGACCGATCTGGTCGAGAACATCCAATCTTCATTCCGGCACAAGCCGAGTCGGTCGATTGAATGACGAAACGGGGGTGACGCATCGTGAACCTGCGCGACCTGAAAGACCGGATCTTCCAGATGACGAACGGGATTTACCGCGATCAGGAGCACATGCGCGTGCTGGTGAATCAGGCGCTGATCGAGCTCGCGAAAGCGGCGAAGATCCAGTCAACGGCGACCATCACGACCACGCCGGGCGTCGGCGAATATCCGCTGCCGGCCGACTTCAAAGAGGCAATCAGCCTGCTGGATGGCACGCCGGACAATCCGGTCATGGAATGGCGGCTGGTTGATCCGATGTCGCCCCTCGGAGGCTTCGCGATTTATAACAGCCAACTGATCATCAAGCCGACGCCGCAGGATTCCCGGACGCTGACGCTGTTCTATTACGCCTATCCACCGGAAATGGTCAGCGATACGGACGACCTGCCGATCGACGACCGGTATGGGTATGCGATCGCGGCGTATGCGGCGGCCATGATCCTGTCGCTGCCGGGCATGGAGGGTGTGAGCCAAGGAATGATCGACCGTTACTTCCGGTTGTTTGAGGATGCGAAAGCGCGGTTCGTCGCCGACATGCAGCGGAGAAACAAGCGGACCACGGTCCGGAAGGTGGTGGATTGGTGGTCATGAAGACGTATCAGTTTTCCTGTTGCGTGCGGATCGAGGAGACAGGCGATCTGATGCCAATATATGGCCTTGTGACGCCTCCTGTCACGGCAAACACTCCGACCGAGGCAATGTACCACCCGGACACGATTGCCTTTCTAACCCAGCACAAATGCAGGGTTTTTGAGCTAATCAGGCGGTGATAGCATGAATACATGGAATGCCGGACAAATCCTGACCGTCGTGCGGACAATTAACAAGATGGACATCGACTATTTGGGTCCAGACCAGTCGACGCAGGATCAGACATTGATCCAGTTCATGAACGTCGCACTCTGGAAGCTGGCGCGCCTCATGTACAACACAGAGATCAGCGACGTGCTGACCGTCTCCGGCGATGGACCGGTCACATTCCAAAAGGGGCAGGCTGCCATTACGAACATGTTCGAGCCGCTGCGGATCATCGACGTTAACACGGGGTCCGAAATGCCGAAGCGTCCGGCTTACACATCCGCGCGTGGATGGTACTGCGAAGCACCGAATCGCAAGATCGACATCCGCGGGTTCACCGGAGATTTCGAGCTGCACTATATCCGTTACCCCCGGCAAGTCACGAAGTCAGACGATCCGGTCGACTGCCCGGAATCCGGATATCATGCGCTTATCAACGAGATTTCGGCGCAAGTGAAGCTGGTCAAGAACTTCTACGAAGAGTCCGCCGCAGCGCAAACGGCTGCGCAGGCTGGATACCCGATGGTCACGCAGGCGGCCATTTCGGCGCGCGGCCCGTCATCTGGCGGCAATCCGCCGTCGTTACGCGACGTCGACAGAGCAAGGGGTGGTTGATGTGCCAGGCGGAAAGCAACAGGCTGTCGTCCTGAACCTGAGCGTGTCCGGGGGAATCAACACCGTCGCCCAACCTACCGCGCTCGCGGAGAATCAGGCGCGCTATCTTCTGAACGGCGTGCAGCCCGCCGGCCGCCTCGGACCGTGCGCGAAGCGACCCGGGACGATACCGGTCACGACAACGCCGCTGTCTAATCCGATCCGCTGGATAACGGTTTACCGGACTGGCGCGGATGATCGCATTCTCGTGACCGCCGGCAACAAACTGTACCGACTGAACGGTACAGCGATGCAGGAAGTTTCCGGCAGTTTGAACAGCGCCGACATTTTTGACGTCGACTTCACGGACGGGAACAGCCAGTCGCGGAAAATCATCGTCGACGGCGGCAGCATAAAGGCATATGACGACGCCACAAACACGGTAGCCGCGATCACACCGGCGCCGGACGACCCGAACCCGAATCCGCCGAACGTTCTGAGCGACCTTCACACGAAAGGCATGAAATACTGTTTCAGCTATCAGGGCCATGTGTTCGTGAGCGACGGATCGGATACTTGGTGGTATTCGAAGCGCTACACGTTCGACTATTTCCCGTCCGTCCAGTGGGAGCGGTGGGTGCGCGACAACGACTACATGCAGGGGCCGGGCGTGGCCTTTGACAACGTCCTGATGCTGCCGATGCGTCGCGGGTGGGGCATCTTGTTCGGCAGCTCGTTCGACGATTTCGTCGGTAACCAGTTCCTGAACACGCGCGCCGGTGTCGTCGCGCCGCGGTCAATTGCACGGTTGACCTACCCAGACGGTCGCCAGACGATCGCGTATCTGTCCGATGACGGCGTGTATGAGATATACGATACGCAGCTTCTGGACACCGGCTCCCGGAGATATTCAACGCGGTCGATCTCCGTGGACAAGATCGACTTTGATGCTCTCGGGTTGACCGAGCAGGAGAAAGAGGCAGCGGTCGGCTATTTTGACCCGCGCACAAACCTGTATTTGCTCCGTTTCAATCGTGGATCGGAACGTCTTTGTTACGCCTACGACACGCGCAACAGTGAATGGTACCCGTGGACGAATATCAAGGCCGCCGGCTTCGCGCGGAGCGGACCGAACCTTTACTTTGCAGGCGAGACGGGGCACATTCACAAGTTCGACCAGACGCTCGGCAGCGATTGGAACGACGCGAACATGACCAGCGGCACGCCGGTTGAGTTCGTGCGAATATCCGACCTGATCGCGCTGGAGAAGACCGGCAAGATGAGCGTATTTGACGAGCTGATCATCTTCGCCCGCCAATATGCCACGAAGTCGAGCCTTGACGTTCATGTTGTGTTCTATTCGTCCAAGGTCGAAGTCGATCAGGCGCTGCGAAATCAATTTTTCACATGGGACGTTACGGCGTGGGATGAGGCGGCATGGGCGAATCTCGATTACACCGACCTTGTCAGCGCGCCGAAACCGCTGATTTTCTGCAAGACTTCGTATTTTGCACAGATCATAGTCAAGAATGATCGGGACGAACTCTGTGAAATCTACGACATGGCGTTCAAGGGACGCCTGTCGGGTTACTGAGGTGATGCCGAATGGCCCAACTTCCCGCGGACAGAACAAAGCTGAATGCGGCTGTCGCAAACCAACAGCCCTCCATCGTCGCATCCGCGCAAGCGAACCGCGAGGCGTTGATCGAGGCGTATGATACGATCGACAAACTTTACGACTTCACGTCCGGGCTTGTCGCGGGGAACATCCTCCAGCCGTACCCGTTCGGCCTCTACCGCAACGCCATCATCAATGGCAACTTCGACATCTGGCAGCGCGGGACGAGTTTTGCAGCCACGGCTTTTTTGCTTTACACCGCCGACCGATGGGCGACGGTAAATAATACAGTGAACCAAGGAACTACAATTAGCCGACAAGAAGTCTCTGGCGTGCCGGGGAGCAAGTATTGTTTGCGGTACCAGCGTAATGCCGGACAAACAGGGACTGGCCCTATGTTTGTCACGCAAAGTCTTGAATCCATCGATAGTGTAAAACTGATGGGAAACAAACTAACCTTGTCTTTTTGGGCACGCTGCGGCTCCGGTTCTTCGCTATCGTCCCTAACTGCAACCATTGCAAGCGGCACGGGTACCGATGAAAATATCCTGAATGGGTTTACTGGACATGTAACAGAGGCCACTCAGTCGTTCAATTTGACGACTGCTTGGCAGAAGTTCACATTAACCACAAGTAGCCCATTGAGCAACAAGAACCAAATTGGAATTTTGTTCGAAGTGACACCATCGGGAACTGCCGGGGCAAACGATTACTTCGAAATCACCCAAGTACAACTGAACGCCGGCGAATCGGCACTCCCTTTTCAACCGCGCAGCTTCGCGGAAGAGTTGGCGCTGTGTCAGCGGTATTATTACTCAACGGTCAACTACGGCGCGCCTTCTAGTGCGCCTGGAACGGCTTCCGGTGTGGCGATCTCCACGTCGATCGTGCAGACCAATACCAAGTTCCCGGTCACGATGCGGACGACACCAACGTTTGGCATCATCAGCAACGGCAGCCCGATCCAGATGCGCAACATAGCTACGAACACATATGTTACCCTAGCATCCCCAGTAATAAATGGTAACACAAACGGAGCTATTTATGTCGTGGTGAGCAATACTCCGTTCACTGTGGGTGATGGATACGATTTCGACATCACGGCCGACGCCGAACTATAAGGAGGGTATCATGCGTACAGGCTACAATCACTATATTCGACTCAACGAAGCAGGCGAAGTCGTCCACGGCTTTTCTGACGCGTTCGAGCAGCCGCAGGACGGCGACATCCTCGTGCTCGAAAACGGGCCGCGTCACTTCCACCAAGTTTGGCCGTGGCCGATTGTCAATGAACGCGGTCAGTACATTTCGCGCTGGATCGACGGCCAGCGGGTCGAGCGGTCGCAGGAAGAACTGGACGCCGAATGGTCCCAGCGGCCGCCGGCTCCGCCGACGATCGAACAACGACTGAAAGCCATCGAGGAATTGAACCTCGGCATTCTCTTAGGGGGTGTGTAGAGGATGATGGGCGAAGCAGCGAAGAATTTTCTTCTGTCCATGTGGCTCCAATGCCGTTTGACCGAACAACAAGTGGAACTCGCCTTTCAGCTCGGACGTATTACTGAACAGGAGCGCGATGAAATTCTCAATACACCGCGCCATTGTGACGGCTGATATGGTAGAATATACCTACCAACACATGAAGAAGGTGGAAGGAATGCGGCGGAAACTCTTACTCCTGATTGCCCTGTTCCTGTTGCTCGGTGCGACATACGCGACCGGCGCAGGCGGCCAATTTGTCAAGGTGTTCGTCAACGGTAAGCAGGTTCAGTCCGGCCAGATTATTGACGGATCGACGATGCTGCCGCTGCGTGCCATCGCGGAAGCGCTCGGCGCCCGCGTCGATTGGGACCAGGCCACGTACTCGGCGAAGATCACCACGCAGGCGCCGCCGGCAGAAGCGCAGCCCGGCCTCACGCTGGCGGAGCTGAACAAGATTGGCGAGTCGGTGCCGATGATCTATGCGCTGGACGCGGCCGGCCAGCCGTTCGAGCAGGGATCAGGTTTCATATACAACGATCTGCTGATCACGAACTATCACGTCGTCGACGAAAGTGACTCGCTGCGAGTCCATTTCGGCGGAAAGGTGGAAACGGTCAAAACGGAGCTGGTCATCAGCAACCCGGACGCCGATCTCGCCGCGGTCAGGATGCCCGGTTATCCATCGCTGAAACTTGCCACAGCTGAACCGAAGAAGGGCGACAAGGTGTACGTGCTCGGGCACCCGGATCAGCGATTTACGATCAGCGAGGGCGTGATCGAGTCGTTCCAAGACTTCTACGATTATGACGCATATTGGAGCACAGCTCAGACCGGGCCCGGCGGAAGCGGCGGGGTTATGGTTAACGCCAATGGCGAAGTGATTGGAGTTGTCAGAGGCGTCGGGTATCAAGGCAAGGACACAAACGCCTTGCAACTCAAGCATCTTATCGACGAACTGAACAAACTGTAACAATCCGAGAGCACCCCCGAAAGGGTGCTCTTGCTATTTTCGGGGGTGTTGAAATGGCGACGAATACCGTCAAAGTGAAATCTGTAACGGTAACGAAACCCGGATCGACTACACCGGTTCCGCAACCGGCATCGGGGCTTGCGGGACTCGGGGCAGCGCTCGGAAACGCGATCAAGTCGAATCAATCT